AAAAGGAAAAGAAATAGATCCTCAAAAGCTTATAGAAATGCAAACTGCTATCAATGAAATGGAGGCAAAGCATAGAACAATATTTGTAGCTGGATGGCGACCATTTATTGGATGGGTGTGTGGTATAGCTCTTGCATATAATTTTATTATAAGAGATATGCTAGTATGGTATATGGGAGCTGCAACAGCTCCACCTGCTCTACAGATGGAGCATCTTATGACCGTTCTTATTGGTATGTTAGGACTTGGAGGTATGAGAACTTTTGAAAAATTAAATAATAAATCTAATTAAATGGCACAATCAATATCTGCTCTTCGCTACGAAAAACCGAAAACTCGTAGACCAGGGGTTCACGCAAAAACAAAATCTTCTAAAGTAAAATCTTCTAAGTATTACCAAAAAAAATACCGAGGTCAAGGCAGATAAATAATTTATATCTTTGTATAAATTAAATTTAATCAAATGGATATTAGGAAAGTATCAATAGGCGCTGATTATAAATCAGGAGCAATGCACTACATAGTAGGGCAAGAAGTGTTAGGTAAGAATTATATTATACACTTAATACAGTACGACAAAGAATCTCAAGGTTTTAAAATTTGGATTCAACATAAAGATGAAATACTTTTATGGAAGGAGTTCAACGTCAACATGCCAGTATCAATCGAATATAATATAAATTTTTAATGAGGTCACCTTTTTATTTTATCGTAAAGCCAGTAGACGACAAGCGATACAACAATACTAAAAATGTAAGCGGCATTGAACTCATTACAAGTACATCAGAGGAAAATCACAAAGCATCTAATCGTGAAGGAATTGTAGAGGCTACTCCACTAGGATATACTGGAGATATAAAAGTAGGTGATACCCTTCTGGTTCATCACAACGTATTTAAGTTTTATAATGACATGAAAGGAAGAAGACAAAGTGGTAAGAGTTATTTTAAAGATAACTTGTTCTTTATTGAGAACGACCAGTTTTTTATGTACAAGCAAGATGGTCAGTGGCATTGTCACGACAGGTATTGTTTTGTTAAGCCTGCAGCAAAAGAAGAATCATTTATAATGAAACGAGGACAAGAAGAACCTTTGATTGGTTACATGAAGTATCCAAATAAATACTTATTATCTAAAGGTGTTAACAAAGGAGATAAGATATCTTTTAAACCAGAGAGTGAGTATGAGTTTATGGTAGATGATGAGAAGTTATATAGAATGTATGACCACCAAATAACCATGGTATTATGAACTCAGATGAATTAAAAAAAGAAATCATACATGCAGGGCGTAGAGCTGTAGAACAGCTAATCAAGGTAGCAAAAGAAGATATTATAAAGCCTGACCCAGACGATGAGTTGGCGGCAGATAGACTGAAGAACGCAGCAGCAACTAAGAAGCTTGCTATATTTGATGCGTTTGAGATACTAAATAAAATAGATTCAGAGGAAGAAGTGATTAACTCTGGAGGACACGTAGATAAAACAAATACAAAACAAGGGTTTGCAGAACGAAGGTCAAAATAAACTATATCAAGAGTTAAGTAATTATATTCCAACTGGTGTATTTAAAAAAAAGAATACAAGTAAGACGTGGCTCTATGGGTATAATGAAAAATATGATTTAGTTGTAATATCTAAAACAGGTCGAATAGGAAAAATTATTAGCATTAATGGTTTGGTTATTGGTATTCCGCCAGAACCTAAAGAAGTATATAAAAGAGGTAAGGAAAAAAAAGATCAATACTGGGAGCGTGAAGAGTTGCCTAGAGATTTAGCTCGTATAAATTCTATATTCCAATGGAACGAAAGACCTTCTGCGTTTAAAAACAAATGGGTTGATTATATAGAGGCTGAGTTTGACAGAAGAGAGCTAGGGCATTGGTTTCATAACAACGGAAAACCTACTTATATTACAGGTTCGCATTATGTTTATTTGCAATGGACAAGTATTGATGTAGGATATCCAGATTTTAGAGAAGCAAATAGAATATTTTTTATATACTGGGAAGCTTGTAAAGCTGATAAAAGATGCTTTGGTATGGATTATTTAAAGATAAGACGTTCAGGTTTTTCTTTTATGGGGTCTTCTGAGTGTGTAAACACAGGAACTCTGGCTAGAGATTCAAGAGTTGGTATACTATCTAAGACTGGTTCAGATGCTAAGAAAATGTTTACAGATAAAGTTGTTCCAATCGCTAACAGGCTGCCGTTCTTTTTCAAACCAATACAAGATGGTATGGATAAACCTAAAACAGAATTAGCCTTTAGGATTCCTGCATCTAAGATTACAAAAAAGAATATGCATGAGGTGATGAACGAAGAACTCACAGGTCTTGACACTACTATTGACTGGAAGAACACGGATGACAACTCCTATGATGGTGAGAAGCTTTTACTTTTAGTTCATGATGAATCAGGTAAGTGGCTTAAACCAAACAACATTCAGAATAACTGGCGTGTAACTAAGACTTGTTTAAGGCTAGGTAGTAAGATAATCGGTAAGTGTATGATGGGGTCTACGTCTAATGCGCTTAGTAAAGGTGGAGAAAACTTTAAACGTTTGTTTGAGGATTCAGATTTAAAGACTCGTAATGCAAATGGTCAGACTAAATCAGGACTGTATAATCTATTTATACCTATGGAATGGAACATGGAAGGATTTATAGATAGGTTTGGGATGCCTGTATTTAGAAAGCCAGAGAAAAAAGTTAGAGGGGTAGATGATGAGTGGATAACAAATGGAGCTATAGATTATTGGGAGGCAGAGGTAGAGTCGTTAAAGAAGGATGCAGATGCGCTAAATGAATTTTATAGACAGTTTCCTAGAACCGAGTCTCATGCTTTCAGAGATGAGAGCAAGTCTTCACTGTTTAACTTAACAAAGATATATCAACAGATAGATTATAATGATTCTCTTATTATGGAGCATCATGTAACAAGAGGTAGGTTTTACTGGAAAGACGGAATAAAAGACTCAGAAGTTATATGGACGCCAGATTCTAGGGGAAGATTTAAAGTATCATGGACTCCTAAGAAAGGTTTAAACAATGCTAAGTTTACAAAACACGGAGTGTTCTTCCCATCCAACGAACATATTGGTGCATTTGGATGTGACTCGTATGATATATCAGGAACAGTTGGAGGTGGAGGATCTAATGGAGCGCTACATGGTTTAACTAAGTATAGTATGGCAGAAGCTCCAAGCAATGAGTTTTTCTTAGAATATGTGGCTAGACCACAAACAGCAGAGATATTTTTTGAAGAAGTATTGATGGCTTGTGTTTTTTACGGTATGCCTATACTGGTTGAGAACAATAAACCAAGATTGCTTTATCATTTTAAAAACAGGGGTTATAGAGGTTTTAGTATGAATAGACCTGATAAGCATTACACTAAACTATCGAAGACAGAAAAAGAACTCGGAGGTATACCAAATACATCTGAGGATATAAAGCAGTCACATGCTGCCGCTATAGAGTCACACATAGAAAAATACGTTGGCTTAGATTTAGATGGTGCATACAGAGCTGGAGACCAAATGGGTAGTATGTATTTTACTAGAACATTGGAAGATTGGGCTAGGTTTGATATAAGTGCGAGAACTAAGTTTGATGCTAGTATTAGTTCAGGTTTAGCTATTATGGCAAATCAAAAACATGTATATCTACCGCAGAAAAAAGAGTCAAAAATAAGTCTTAACTTTGCAACATATAACAACAAAGGAACATTAAGTGAATTAATTAGATGAAAGAGGTAAACATAAACATTTCATCAGTAGGATTCCCTAGTCAATTTGTATCTGATGCTGAGAAAGCGACCGATGAGTTTGGGTTACAAATAGGACAAGCTATTCAATATGAATGGTTTCGTAAAGATTCTAACGGATGTCGATACTATAGTCAGTGGAGGGACTTTAACAGACTACGCCTATATGCAAGAGGTGAACAATCAATTGCAAAATATAAAAATGAATTAGCAGTAGACGGAGATTTGTCTTACTTAAATCTTGACTGGACACCCGTTCCGATTATTCCAAAGTTTGTGGATATAGTTGTCAACGGAATGTCAGACAGGCTATTTAAAGTAAAGGCGTATGCTCAGGATGCGTTATCACAATCTAAAAGAAGTAAGTATCAAGAAATGATTGAAGGTCAAATGGCTGCTAAAGATGTTCTTGAAATAGTTCAGAAAAATACAGGCTTTGATCCATTTATAATGAATCCAGATGAGTTGCCTGCAAGTGATGAAGAGTTGTCTCTTTATATGAATTTAAATTATAAACCGGCTATAGAGATTGCTGAAGAAGAAGCGATTGATACAATGTTTGCAGAGAATCATTATGTAGATATTCGTAAACGTTTAGATTACGATATGATGGTGACCGGTATGGCTGTAGCAAAGCATGAGTTTCTTCCTGGTTCTGGAGTTAAAGTAGCTTATGTTGACCCAGCTAATGTCGTGTACAGTTATACTGAAGACCCACACTTTAAAGATTGTTTTTATTGGGGAGAAATTAAAACTGTTCCTATTGCTGAGTTAATGAAGATTGACCCTACGCTTACTAATGATGATTTAGATAAAATATCTAAATACAGTCAGAGCTGGTATAATTATTTTAATACAGCTCAGTTTTACGAAAACGATATATTCTATCGTGACACCTGTACTTTGATGTACTTTAATTATAAAACAACTAAAAAGATGGTTTATAAGAAAAAAGTCAAAGAGAACGGGAATATGAGTATGATAGAAAAAGATGATGGTTTTAATCCACCTGATGAGATGATGGAGGAAAACAATTTTGAGAAAGTAGAAAAGACAATTGATGTTTGGTACGATGGAGTCATGGTTATGGGTACAAACATAATTTTAAAATGGGAGCTAGCTAAGAATATGGTTAGACCTAAGTCTGCATCTCAACACGCAATACCTAATTATGTAGCTGTAGCGCCTAGAATGTATAAAGGAGTTATTGAGTCTTTAGTTAGAAGAATGATTCCGTATGCTGATTTGATTCAGATGACACATTTAAAATTACAACAAGTTATATCACGAACTGTTCCTGATGGTGTGTATATTGACGCCGATGGTTTAAATGAAGTTGACTTAGGTACGGGAGCTGCTTATAATCCAGAGGATGCGCTGCGTTTATACTTTCAAACAGGTTCGGTTATTGGTAGAAGTTATACGCAAGAAGGTGACTATAATCAAGGTAAAGTCCCAATACAGCAACTTACAAGCAATTCAGGAGCTTCTAAGGCACAAATGCTTATAGGGAACCTAAACCACTATTTAGACATGATTCGAGCTGTAACAGGCTTAAATGAAGCGAGAGACGGTACAATTGCTAACTCGGATGCTTTAGTTGGCGTGCAAAAATTAGCAGCATTAAGTTCTAATACCGCTACTCGTCATATATTAGATGGAAGTCTTTACATATATAGAACGTTAGCTGAAGCGCTGACTTATAGGGTAGCGGATATTTTAGAATACGCAGACTTTAAAGATGACTTTGTAAATAAAATTGGTAAATACAATGTTAGTATACTTGGAGATATATCTGAGTTATATATATATGACTTTGGAATTTTTATTGAGATGTCTCCAGATGAAGAGCAAAAAGCTATGCTTGAGCAGAATATTCAAATGGCATTATCTAAGGGAGATATAAATCTTGAAGACGCTATTGATATACGTGAGATAAGAAATCTAAAACTTGCAAATCAATTACTTAAAGTAAAACGTAAAGCTAAGCAAGAGCAGGATCAACAAATGGAAATGCAAAAGCAAGCGATGATTACACAGCAACAATTAAAATCTCAGGAACTTGCGGCACAAGTAGCTATGCAAAAAATACAAGCGGAAACTCAAGCTAAGATGCAGTACAGGCAAGCAGACGTTGCTTTTGAAATAGAAAAACAAAAAGCTGAAGCTCAATTAAAAGCACAGTTAATGCAGCAAGAGTTTAATTATAACCTGCAATTGCAAGGTATGACTCAAGCTCAATTATCTAAAAGAGAAAGCGATAAAGAGCAAGCAAAGAGTGATAGAATTAGTCAGCAAAATACTGAGCAGTCTAAATTAATAACCCAAAGAAAAAACAATTTACCTCCGCAAAACTTTGAATCAAACGAGGATAGCTTAGATGGTTTTGACTTATCTGAATTTGAGCCAAGATAATATGTTTAAATTTTGCGTAACTTTGCATATAAATTAAATCAAATCAAATGGACATTAAAGTAAGAGAAGTATCGGCTGATGAAAAATCAACTCAGCAAATAGAACAAGAACTCCTTGATAAGCATGAGGAGAAGTTTCAGTCAGAGACTGAGCAAGAATCAATAGAGGTAAAGGCTGTAGAGCCTGAAGCAGAAGTTGAGGTTAAAGAAGACAATACACAGGAAGAAGCTCCTGTTGAAGAGGTAGTTGAAGAACAACCTCCAAAGCTAGAAGCTCAGCCTGAATTAAATGAAGACGAAGTTCTTTCATATATTGGAAAAAGATACGGTAAGGAAATTAATTCTATTGATGAATTAGTTAGCAAGCGTGAGGAAAGCGAACCGCTTCCAGAAGACGTTGCTGCTTACCTAAAGTATAAAAAAGAAACTGGACGTGGTTTTAATGATTTTGCAAAATTGCAAAAAGATTATTCTGATTTAAGTCCAGATGCTTTGCTAAAAGAATATTATTCTATAACAGAAGAAGGTTTAGATTCTGAAGATATAGATCTTCTAATGGAAGATTTTATTATTGATGAAGAAATACATGAACCAACTGAGATTAAGAAAATAAAATTAGCAAAGAAAAAAGAAATTGCCAAAGCAAAAAAGTTTCTTAAACAACAGCAAGAGACATACAAACAGCCCCTTGAGTCAAGGGAAAGTTCTGCCAATGCTGATAATAATGAACTAATTGAATATAGGCAATATCTTGAGTCTGCTAAAACTCAAGAGGAGCAAGCAAATCATAAAAGACAATGGTTCGTCAAAAAAAGCGACGAAATATTTAGCACCGAATTTAAAGGTTTTAAATTCAACGTAGGTGATAATGATGTGGTTTATACTCCAGGCAGTGCTTCTGAACTTAAAAAAGCTCAAGAGACTCCACTTAATTTTGTAAATAAATTTTTGGATTCTAATGGGTATTTAAAAGACGCAGAAGGATACCACCGCTCTTTAGCAATTGCAATGAATCCTGAGAAGTTTGCTCAGTTCTTTTATGAACAAGGCAAATCACAGGCAACTGATGATGTAATACGTAAAACGAAAAACATAAACATGAGTGAGCGTACTGCACCAGAGGTTTCTACAAAATCAGGACTTCAAGTAAAATCAGTTTCACAACCTTCGAGTCGTGGACTAAAAATTAAGAGTATAAAAAGAAGTTAATAATTTAAATAAATAAAAAATAATATTATGGCAGGACAAGTATTAGCAACCCCAGGGTTTGCTTTGACACCGAGTTCAGAAAGAACTCCAACACCGGAAAACTATTTAACTAATGCAGATTTCAATTGGTTGAATCAGTACTTACCAGATACTTACGAAAAAGAATTTGAAAGATATGGTAATAGAACAATCTCCTCATTCCTTAGAATGGTAGGAGCAGAGATGCCTACAAACTCAGACCTTATCAAATGGGCAGAGCAAGGTAGGTTACACACGAAATATACACAAGTTGGTACAGCAGCAATATTAAATGCTGACCAAGCTGTATTTCAAGTAAATGATGCGCTAGACCCAGCAGCAGCTCAACAAGTAATCAGAATAGGACAAACTATTGTAGTTGTTCAAAATGATGGTTCAGGTGTGAACAAGGCTGTAGTAAGTGCAGTAAACAATGCCGCTGGTGGTAGAGGACAGTTCACAGCTGACTTTTATGAAGCAGCAGGTTTAGTAAAAGCAGGTACTGGAGTCGGTAACGCAGACGTTACAGTATTCATTTACGGTTCAGAATTTAGAAAAGGAACAGCAGGAATGGTTGGTTCATTAGAAGCTAATGACTTCATCTTCGACAACAAGCCTATTATCATTAAAGATACTTACACAGTATCTGGTTCTGATATGGCTCAAATTGGTTGGGTTGAAATCACTACTGAAGATGGCGCAACTGGTTACCTATGGTACTTAAAGTCTGAGCACGAAACAAGATTAAGATTCGATGACTATTTAGAAACAGCAATGATTGAAGCTGTACCTGCAGAGCAAAACTCTGGAGCTGCTGCTATCTTAGGTAGTGCAGCTGGTGCTGCTGACCCAGGAGCTGGTTCAGATGGTATATTCTACGTAGTAGGATTAAGAGGAAACGTTTGGGATGGTGGAAATCCAGTAGCCCTAGCTGACTTTGATTCTATAATCAGTAGATTAGATAAGCAAGGTTCTATTGAGGAAAACGTTATTTTCCTTAACAGACAATTTGGATTTGACATTGACGATATGTTAGCTGCACAAAACTCTCACGGAGCGGGTGGTACTTCTTATGGTCTATTTGACAATGACGAAGATATGGCTTTAAACTTAGGATTCACAGGATTCAGAAGAGGTTACGACTTCTATAAGACTGACTGGAAATACCTAAATGACCCTACAATGAGAGGTGGATTACCATCAGGAGCAACATCAGGGAAGATCAATGGTCTTCTAGTTCCAGCTGGTTCAACAAGTGTTTATGACCAAATTCTTGGTAAAAACGCTAAGAGACCTTTCTTACATGTTAGATATAGAGCTTCAGAAACTGAAGACAGAAGATATAAGACTTGGATTACTGGCTCTGCTGGTGGTGCTGCAACGTCGGATATCGATAACATGCAAGTAAACTTCTTGTCTGAGAGAGCTGTATGTACTTTAGGTGCAAACAACTTCTTCTTATTTCAAGACTAATAATTAAATATTAGGGGCGTAGCAATGCGCCCCTTTTTTAAAATCAAATTAAATTAAATCAAATGAAAAAAGAAAATACTACCCCAGAAGTAGTTGAGAAAACTGAAACCAAAAAAGTTGCTCAACCAAAACCAAAAAAACAATCACCAAAATTTGTTGACAAATCTTATAAGCTTACAAGAGATGTTGCACCTTTATCTTTAATCTTAGCCTCAAGGCACACTAATAGGTTTCCCTTATTGCATTTTGATGAAGAAACAGGAATTAACAGACCTTTAAGATATGCAAGGAATCAGAACAGTCCATTTCAAGACGAACAAGATGACAATGCTATTTTAGAGCCTGTAATATTTGAAGATGGATTTTTGTTTGTTCCTAAAAATAATCAAATACTACAAAAGTTTTTACATTATCATCCAGGTAATGGAAGAATATTTGTTGAAGTTAACAAAGCTAAAGAAGCTGCTGACCTTGTAGAGGATTTAAATTTACAAGTAGATGCTCTTATAGAGGCTAGACAGCTAGATGTAGATCAAGTAGAAAATGTTGCTAGAGTTTTATTCCAGCAAGATGTTAGCAAGGTAACAACTGCAGAGCTTAGACGTGATATTTTAATATTTGCAAAACAAAACCCAGGTGGTTTTATGGAATTATTAAGTGACCCTATGTTAAAGCTTAATGCTACCGTACAAGATATTTTAGATAAAAACTTAATACAGTTAAGAAACAGTAAAAAGGAAGTGTGGTTTAATACGCCATCTAATAAAAAGAAAATGTGTAATATACCATTCGGTGAAGACCCTATGTATATTATGACATCTTTTTTTCAAAGTGATGATGGTTTAGAGGTATTTAAACACTTAAAAGCATTAGCTAAAAATTCGTAACTTTATAGCTTGTTTAACCCATTAAAAACTTTTTATAAAATGGAAAAATTTATCAAAATTACAAACGCCCCTATTACTAACACACTAATTAGTGTTAACGGAATAAAGTCAATAGGTACTGCAACTGCAACTGCTACAACTGTTGTTATTAAGTATGCAGATGGAACTGCAACTACAGTAACAACTGCAGCTCAAGTTGGGCATGATGTCTACACTGCTATACTAAATGCTACTGAAGGTGCTCTAGTTACAAGCTGGACAAACCCAATGTTTTCTTTAGAATTACCTAAAGCTGTAACAAGTATTGTAAATGCTTAACTAGTTTAAGTATCTTACTAAATAAAGAAGAAGCACCCAAATAAGGGTGCTTTTTTATTTTGTGTATCTTTGTAAAAAGATTTTCAAATGATAAATTCAGTAAGAAATACTGTGCTTGCAATTATAAACAAGAATAACTATGGGTATATATCTCCTAGTGATTTCAATTTGTTTGCTAAACAAGCACAATTAGATTTGTTTGACGAATATTTTATAAATTATAATCAGCAAATAAACGAGGAAAATGCAAGGGTTTCGGGAACGGGATATGCTGATATAAAACTTGGTTATGAAGAAGTAATTGATAGTTTTTCTGTTACA